ATACACGATTAACCCGTCCATAGTCTTTCTCAGCTACGGCTCGTGGATCGTCTTGTGTTGACCAATCATCTTCATCCACGAGATTTGCATTTTGTTTTTTGAGTTGTTCAGTTACGTCTCGAATAGCTTGACTTGTGGACTGTCTAAGTCCTCTACATTCGGGACATAAGTTTTGTTTTTGTCTAGCGTGTTTGACTTTTCTAAGTTCATCCCCGCATTCTCTACAACAATCTATATTTTTTAAGTTCATTAGTATCCTCTTTTAATAACTCTCAAGCTGTTTGTTAAAAGTTCTGCTTCTTCAACATCACCTTTTTCTTTGAGCCGTGAGGCTTCTTCATTGACTAGGGCTTCTATTTTTAATATAGCCTCTGCCCATAATGGCATTTCATCAATCTTAATCCAATCATTCATTTATATTTCCTCCGTTTCTATATAATCTATGAGTAATTCTATATTCTTAGCCATCTCCTGACACCTTACGAGTGTGTGGATTTGTTCATCTTTAAGTCTTTTACGATTACGCCTTAAAGCTTTACCATGAGCCAAAACTTTTGCAAGACACCATCGTAACACTTTTACAGTTGCTTTTTCTTCTTCAGAATTAATTTCTTCAAAGAGGTATATGAGCCGTGGATCTTTCTTCAAGGTACGGCTAAGTGTTACAATGGGATCTTCTTCTTTCATTTTTTCCTCAAAAGTTAGGCTCAAAGAAAATACCTTGGTTTAAAAGTTTTTTCTTTTCTAGGGCCTGAAGCTGGTATACACGAGCTGCTTCAGGTTTATCTTCCCACTCGTAAAAATATTGAAGACGCCTGAGAACTTTATATTGTTCGTGAACATCATTAAGCCTATCATCTTTCATTCAGAACTCCTCAAATTAAATTTGCGAAATAAACTCACGATGCAAGTCGCAACAAGCCTCGTCTAACGCTTTTATTTCAGATAATGCGAGATCATTTAAATCTCTTATACTAATCATAGCGCTGTTCAAAGCTTCGTAAGTATCGTGAACCGCTTGTATTTGTTCAAGGGTAAGGGCTTGTTGACCTTTTTTTCTAAGCTTGCGTTGCTTATCTTGTTTTATTTCCCAATCGTATTTTTTTCTCATTGTGACCTCCAAGTCATTAGTTGTTTTTATAATCAATAAGATTTATCGCATACTATGTCAAGTTTAAAAAATCACATTTCCATTTTTGCATGACAAACTTTACAAAGACAAATACATTTTTCTATTTCTTCGTTAATTTTATCTATATTTCTGTCTTCACTAACAATTTGTGCAACACTTTTGTATTTTGACTCGGGGGCCGTGTGATGCCATTCTAAATTTATGGGTTTTGCATTATAGCCACACTTTTCACAGCCACGTTCTATCTTACATTGATTGACATAATCTCTCAATCGAGCTCGAGAACGTGCCCATCGACTCTTCATTTAACAAAAAACCCGTGAAGGATAGCTTCACGGGCCTTTGTGTTTTGCAATTTAACCTCAATGAATAGGAGTACATTGAATCGTTTGCTTGAGTATCTCTCCAGAGCGCTATTAAACATTACTAAAATAAACCTATATCGTCAATCCCATATATTAATATATTTATATTTTTTTAATTTAGCCCGTAAATCGGGATCGGTGCATTTTTTACAAAAAAAATGTATAGCAATTCGGCTATCTCCTATAAATAATAAAATATTCTTATAATACACGGAACTTTTCGAGCTGTTTCCTATGTCAAGTACATAATCATCTGAATTGTATACCGTCATTTACTCTTATAAGCTTGTTTTATTTCTTCAATCGTCCGCTTGCAACCAATGCAAACTTTTTTTTCATCTAATTTACAAACGCCAATACACTTACTCATTTATTTTTAACGGCGTTATTTAAAGAATTTATTACATCATCTATGTTAGGTTCTTTTTGCCACGGATTATAAACACATTTGTATTGTTTTGGGCAGAAAGATTCGATCATCATTTCGTAGGTTTGATTATTTCCAATATAAATACAAGCCATTTGTCCCGTCTTAGACATAATTCTTTTTTTTAATCGGCACGTTGTGTACTTAACTTTGTCAGCCTTACCTTGATTCTTGAGCTGCTGTTTGGTGTATTGTTTTGGTTTATATTCATATGCTGAAGCCTTTTTAGACCAGACGGAAGCAACTAATAAAGCCAAACCTCCTACGATAGAAGCTACAACTAACCAAGCAATCCCCTCTCCTACCTGTCTTCTTAACTTTTGTTGTGCATAAATAGTTCTTTGGCGTTCTTTTCTTATTTGACCTTCCATGGCTAGGAGCTCTTCGTAAGCTCCCGGGCCGTGGGTCAAGTTCAGAAACATCTTGAGTTCGTACCTTTGTTCCTCAAGTTTCTTCTTGGCTGCATAAGCAGCGAGAGCTGCTTCCTCAATCGATCCAGCTTTAAACAATTTGCCAAACAGGGGAGGATTTTTCGCTTGTTTTTCAGCATTATCAATATCAGAAACAGCTCCCATCCAACGGCCGATGTCTCCGCTCATTTGCTCAATATCACGAGCGGCGGAGAATCCGGCTTTAATAGCCTCAAAAGATTTTGTCGCGATTCCCATCGCGATCGAGATAGTAACTGGGTCCATACTGCATTATAGCATGTTTTTAAAAAAAAGTGAAAGTCAAGACTATCAATTAAAAAAATATTTTATATAATATTTTCTTCAGAGGAGAAATATATGACAAATTTACCGAATAGAAGACCGTGTATAACCACAGATGTTGGAGAAGGTTTGGCTGTGACCGTCTCTTTTCACCCAGAAACAGCTATTCCAGTAGAAGTTTTTTTATGTAGTAGAGGTAGAAAAGCATCTGATGGACCCATGACAGATGCTTTGTACAATATTGGTGTAGAAGTGTCTAAAATAATGCAAAACAAGGATACTCAGTTAGCCGCTGAGTGATCTTTGGCTTTTCTTAAAGTCATTTCCGCATCTACGAGCTCTTTTACTCTCATTTGTTCTTCAGAAACATATTGAGAGTAGATGAATCGTAGTTGTCCACCTAAAGTTCGACCCTCTTTGGCTGCAATTTTCTTAATTTCTAAGTAAACGTCTTTAGGAACTAAGATGCTTTTCCATTTTTCTGTATCCATATCGCATAAATCCTTTTGTTTTACGGGATTATATGCGAGAATATACAATTTAGTCAATATTTATTTTGATTCGCCCCAAGATGGACCTATTTCGACGTCAACTTTGCTAGGTACACCCAATTTCACGGCGTTTTCCATGGCATGAACGATTGCATTGACCTGTTCTCTGGAAGAAACGGAGACAGCTATCTCATCATGAATCTGAATAAGAGGAATTATCCCCATCTTGTGGATATCTACCATTGCTTTTTTTGTCATATCCGCAGCTGAAGCCTGAATTAAGCGGTTTAAAGCCTTATATGTATAGGCTCGCTTCAATCTGGTCGTTGGGCCGTGTTCATTGAGTGCTTCTTTATAAGGCAAGGCCTTATTCATAGCGAACGTGTCTGGCTCCCAAAGTTCAAATCGGCACTTTCTACCTAAAATGGAACGGATAGAACCGGAGCTTTGACGTGCATTAAGCTTATTCATTACACCATGCATGAGCATTTTAACAAAAGGTACTCGTTCATGGTACTGACCAACGAGTTTTTTAGCATCATCTACGGGGATATCAAGCTGGTCAGAGAGCTTATTAACACCCATGCCATACATCATACCCAAATTTATTGTTTTAGCTTGCTTACGAGGTATTTTAGCCATATCAGCTACCATGGTATGGAAGTCCATATCAGGGTTATTTTTATATCCATCGACAAATTCTTGTACACCTTTCATGTCATGTCCTTGAGATTTGCCGTAAGCATGAGCATAATGGACCAAGATCCGTGGTTCCTGTTGCGAGAAATCTATACTAGCCCACTCTTCTCCCTCTTCCGGTAGGAATAAAGAGCGAATCATGGGTCCTAATTCAGGATCTCTAGCTGGAATTTGCTGTAAATTAGGGTTATTCATACTGATTCTTCCAGACACGGTACCACCATCGTCGGATCTAATCTGATTTATATGGGAATGTATACGCCCATCTTTAGCAGTATGCTTCATAATTGTGCTTATAAAAGTGCCATGGGTCTTGTTAAGATCACGAGTTCTTAGTATCATCTTAGGAAGTTCGTGATTATGCTCGGACAGAAAGGATTTAGTAAAAGATGGTGCACCTTTTTCTGTTTTCGGATAACTTATTCCAACTGTGTCAAAAGCTTTGGCTAGGGATTGTGCCGCCCATACTTCTACATTCATGCCGGTTATATGCTTGATCTTAGCGAGCATAGCCTTTTCCTCCTTGAGGAGAAAATCTCTAGTGCGTTCGACACGATTCATATCAATGCGAACACCCTTCCAAGTCATATCTATAAGTACTGGGAGAACATCCAGTTCGAGATCAACAACACTCCAAAGGTCCTCTTTAGTGATGAGAGGCTTGAAGAAGTTCCAGAGCTCGAGTGTAAGTTCAGCGTCTACTTCCGCGTATGGCCCGACATACATGCTTGGGAGCTTCCAGAGCTCGGCTTTAGGATCGACCCCGAAATCTCTAGCAGCTTCAGTCAAGTTCTTTTCACTTTTTGTTTTTGAAAGATAATCAAAAGCTAAAGCATTCAAACTATAACTAAACCTGTTTTCATCTAATAAAGATGCAATGACCATTGTATCCACGATACGTCCATTAACTTTAAAACCCATACGTCTGAGCCATCCGGCATCATACTGGGCGTTGTGCATGATCTTTTCTGCGGGTGATTCACAGACTTTTTTCATCCAGTTATTGACTATACGCTCATCAATATTACCGCCTCCTCCGTGACGAATAGGTATATAGCCTTTCCAACCGTCCACAGCTACTGCATATCCGACGACTTCGCCGTCTCCAGTAGGCCAGCCAGGACCTTTGGTCTTTAGATTGGGATCTTTTGTCTCGACATCTATAGCTATAGTCTTGGCGTCTGTAAGATCGGGGAGTTCGTGTGGTGGAACCCATTCTGCTTTAGGAGTGAACATCGCCATTTGAAGTGTCATTTTGTACCTCTATTAGTTTGTTAAGGTACCATTGAGCCTTTTTAAGATCTTCGATACCATTTTTATGTCTGTAGCGTGTTAGATATTTCATTATATTTCCTTCCAGATAATAATGAAAACCTTCAGCTGTGACGGATTCTATCATGTCTATAGTTTCTATAGAGCTTTTTGTATAATGTTCTGGGTGATTAACTAAATCTTTCATTTCTTCTTCTTTTAACCTCATCTTCATATATTCTATATGTCTCATCATATTGCATAACTCCTGTTACTATCTTCTGGTTCCACAATAAATAAACTGTCTTTGGCCCGTGTGACGGCAACATAGAACACCCTGTGTAAATCATCATTGCCTCCGCTCATAGCATTGTCAGCTGAGGTAGACAAATCTGTAAACACAACTACGTTTTCTGATTCTCCCCCTTTAGAACCGTGGATCGTGGACAATGTAATACGAGGCTCTGCATTAAATTTTTCTCCCCTTCTAAGCATAGCTGTAATATATGCCCTTGATTCTTCAGGTAGTCTATCAAGAGCGTCTCTCCAAATCAACTCTTCCCCTACCATAAGTCCCCATTCTTTTTGCAACTCAACCATATTAAAGAGATTATTGTCATCAGCTCCACTCATTGTCTTGAAGCCTCGCTTGATACGATTACCTGTTGACATAAAACTGTAAATATCTTTGACGGTTTCTAAAGTGATGCTTTTACCTTTTCGCATCTGCTCCCAACCGTTCACAGCTGAGGATATCTTTGCGGAGATAGAGCGATGGCCTTTATAAGTGAACAGGTATCCAG